ATGAGAGTATCTGGAGGTAAATAGTATAGAGCCATGTCATTTGGCATGAAAAAAATGGTAGATCAAATATTAGAAAACAAAGAAAGACAGAGAGCTATTTAAAGATTTAGTAAAAGAAAAGTAAAAGATAAACGTAAACTCGATATCGCGAGAAGAAAATGAAATTAATTACAGAAATCAATGAACACCTTGAATATATTGTTGAAGGTACAGGAGATAAGAAAAGCATGTACATCAATGGTGTATTCATGATGAGTGAGACAAAAAATCGCAATGGTAGAATTTATAGTAAACCTATTTTGTTTAATGAAGTAGATAGATATCGTAAAGAATATGTAGATAAGAATAGAGCATTTGGCGAACTTGGACATCCAGAAGGACCTACAATAAACCTTGAGCGAGTTTCGCATATGATTAAAGAACTAAAAGAAGACGGAAATAATATTGTAGGTAAAGCGAAAATTATGGACACACCTTATGGTAACATCGTTAAGAATTTGATTAATGAAGGTGCCAAATTGGGTGTATCTTCAAGAGGTATGGGTTCACTTGAAGAAAAAGGTGGTGCTAACTATGTCAAAGATGATTTTTATTTGGCGACCGCCGCAGACATTGTAGCAGACCCTTCTGCTCCCGATGCGTTTGTTGATGGTATTATGGAAGGTAAAGAGTGGATTTGGGATAATGGTGTGGTCAAAGAAGCCACTATCGCAAAGATTAGAGAAAGTATTAAGAGAAGTCCTGCTTCAAATCTTGATAATAACAAGTTAAAAGCATTTAATTCTTTTCTTTCTAAACTTTAGGTATTATAAATATAAACAGAGATTTTCTCAAAATATTAGGAGTTTCTATGTCAGAAAAAGAAATTCTGGAGCAGGAGCAAGAAGTGCAAGAAGAAACTGAAGTTCAGGTTTCAGAAGACAGTCAGGTAGAAGAAGAATTACACAATTCAGCACCTGGCCAAAGCAAATCAACCACAGATCAAACAAATACTAAAGCGACTGGCGTTCAAGCCGCCAAGAGATCTTTAGATAAAAATAGTCCACAAGATTCCATGCCAACTTTGGCGGCTGATCAAGGTGCTCAAAGTGTAGGAGCAGATCCTACAGTAAGTGGTGCAGAAGACGGTGGCAAATCAACAACTAAACCTAACTACGCATCAAGCGTAGGTAAAGCAAAGTCAGGAAAAATGTCAGAGTCAGCAACTAGAATGGGCATGATTAAAGATATCTATGACCTATTACAAGAGATGGACAAAGATTCGATTGAAGAAGTACGTAAGGCACTTTCTGAAGAAGAATCAGGTGAAGAGACAGAAGAAACTGAAAATACTCAGGTTCTTTCTGAGGACGAACTTGACGAATTGAAGAAAGAGTATCAAATCGATGTTAAATCTGATGTTGAGGCTTTGATTCAAGGTGAAGAGTTGTCCGAAGAAGTTAAGGAAAAAGCGGCAACAATTTTTGAGGCCGCAGTATTTGCAAAGGTAAACGAAGAAGTTAACCAAAGAGTAGAAACTCTTGAAGAGCAATACAAAACTCAATTAGAAGAAACCATTCTTGAGACAAGAGAAGAAATGGTCAAGAAAGTCGATGACTACTTGAACTACGTTGTAAAAGAGTGGATGCAAGAGAATGAATTAGCAATCGAAAAAGGAATTCGTTCCGAGATTGTTGAAGATTTCATGGTAGGTCTTAAAAATCTTTTTGTCGAACATTACATCGACATTCCAGAAGAAAAGGTTGATCTTGTTGACGATCTTTTCGCTAAGGTTGAAGACCTTGAAGAATCCTTGAACAAAGAGATGGAAAAGAATGTAGATATGCAAAGCGAACTTAAAGAGTATAAAAAGTTTGAGGCTATCGCAAACATTTCCGAAGATCTTACAGATGTTCAAGTAGAAAAAATGCAAAAACTCGCAGAAAGTGTAGACTTTGATTCTGAAGAAGAGTATGCAGAAAAATTGCAGGTTATTAAAGAAAATTATTTTCCTGCTAATGGTTCAGTTGCTACAGAAGAAGCATCTACAAATGATGATTCACAACCTGAAGTATTAACTGAAGAGGAAGCCAAAGAAGTTGAAGAGACGGCAGAAATGTCTGACACTATGAAATGGTATAGTTCGGCTATCTCAAGAACAATTAAAAAATAATCCTAACGCACCCTATAGGAGAAAGTAAATATGTATTTGTCTGAACAACTACAAAAAAAATGGGGTCCAATTCTTGAGCATCCAGATTTGGGTGCCATTAAAGACCCTTACAAGAGAGCCGTAACAACTCTCTTGTTAGAAAACCAAGAAAAAGCACAGAGCATGGACAACGAAGTTCTTGCTTCCCAAAACTTCTTGACAGAAGCAGGTTTTGGTGCTGGTACAATGCCAGATGCACCTTCTGCTCACACGGCAGCCGGTGGTGGTCACGTTGCAAAATTTGACCCAATTCTTATTTCGCTCGTAAGAAGAGCAATGCCTAACTTGATTGCATATGACATTTGTGGTGTGCAACCAATGACAGGTCCTACTGGACTTATCTTTGCGATGAGATCTAAGAGAGGTTCTGGTTCAGGTAGTGAAACATTCTACGATGAAGTAACACCAGGATATTCAGGTAACAATGCAGTATCGGATACGACTTCATTGAACCCAGGTCTTATGATTGTTGCTAATGGTTCTGCTACAGGTGGTGCCGCCGGTAACACATCTTATCTCGACACTGGTGGTCCGTTGTCAACTGCCGCCGCAGAACATTTGACACCACAAAACATGTCATTCAGTATTGAGAAGTTGAGTGTAACTGCTAGATCAAGAGCATTGAAGGCAGACTACACAATGGAAGTTGCTCAGGATCTTAAAGCCGTTCACGGTCTTGATGCTGAAACAGAACTTTCCAACATTCTCTCAGCAGAAATTCTTGCTGAAATCAATAGAGAAGTTGTACGTAAGATTTACGGTGAAGCCAAAATTGGCGCACAACACAACACAACCGCCGCTGGTATCTTTGATCTTGACACCGACTCTAATGGTCGTTGGTCTGTTGAAAAATTCAAGGGTCTTATGTTCCAGATCGAGCGTGAAGCAAATGCTATCGCAAAAGACACACGTAGAGGTAAAGGTAATATCATCATTACTTCTTCTGATGTTGCTTCTGCACTTCAAATGGCTGGTGTTCTTGATTACACACCTGCACTTGATAGCAATAATATTAGCCCAGATGACACTGGTAATACTTTCGTTGGTGTTCTTAATGGTCGCTACAGAGTGTATATCGATCCATATGCAGTAGCCAGTTCTACAAACTGGTTCGTAGTAGGTTATAAAGGTTCTTCAGCATATGATGCTGGTATCTTCTATTGCCCATACGTTCCATTGCAGATGGTACGTGCGGTTGATACTAATACATTTCAACCAAAAATCGGATTTAAGACTCGCTACGGCATGGTCAGAAATCCATTCGCTCAAGGATCAACAGCCAGAGGTTCGACTTCTGCTTTTGATATTGGTGGCGATGACATGACATCTGTACAAAGTAACGTCTACTATAGACTTGTACGTGTAAATAACTTGATGTAATTTTTCTTGTACGTTAAGTTATAGTTTAAGGGGGGATTTTATCGGACGCTCGTGATTGATTTATCAATCACTCCGCTGGAACTCGGTTGACCCCCCTTTTTTTTATGGAGTTGAATGATTTTTGTTATAGGTAATGGTTCCTCACGAAAAAATATCAATCTAAATACACTCAAACAACATGGTAAAGTTATTGGATGTAATGCTCTTTATAGAGATTTTACTCCTGATCATTTGTTTACAAATGACTCAATCATATTACATGAAATTTTATCAAGTGATTATCCCAAATATCATGAAGTTTTTTTATTAAAAGGTGAAATACAATTTTTATCAGAAGATCTATATTTCAATATTAAAATGGGTCTCTCTAATATTACAGAGAATGAAAAAAATGATTCGACAGAATTTATTGTTCACGGAATGAATGAGAGTGAACCATTTTTGACATGGTTACCTCGTAATCACAAATTAAAAGAAACATCTTGGATAGAAACTGATGATATTTTAATGTATAATACTGGATTTAACGCATGTAGATTAGCCTGTGAATTATATCCTGATGAAGAGATATACATGATAGGTTTTGATATTTTTGGCAAGAGAAATAATTTATATGATGGTACACATGGTTATCACGATCCAGAAAGAGAACATTATGAAGAGCAGGGGTGGGTAGTTATTTTTAATCAACTACCATCAATATATCCGAATATAAATATAAGGAGAGTCATTGATTATGGACCTGAACTTGAAAACATACAAAGCATTACTTACAAAGAATTATGTCAACATTCTCAAATCAACCAGAAAACTTTAATTACTTCAACCCAGTAGGGTTTAAATTTGAGATAGATAAACTTCCAAATGTTAATTTTTTCTGTCAATCTGCTACACTTCCTGGTCTCACGCTTGGAGAAGCAACTCAACCAAACCCATTTAGAGATATACCAACACCAGGTGATAAAATATTATTTGAAGAATTGACAATAAGATTCGTTGTTGATGAAGAATTACAAAATTGGCTTGAGATGAAAGAATGGATATTTGGTTTAGGATATCCAAACAGTCAAGAAGAATATGTTAAATTAGCAAAAGAAAATTCAGGTGTAAAACCAAGAGGAAACAAATACTCTGATGGTATTCTTATGATCTTGACCAGTCATAAAAACGCACAAATCAAAGTTACTTTTCAAGATCTATGGCCAGTGACTTTATCTGGTATACAGATGGATTCTTCTGTAACAGAAGTAGATTACATTACCGCAGATGCCACTTTTGCGTACACGATATATAAAGTAGAACGATTGATTGGAGAACATTAATTATGAGGTTTGATGAAATTAGAAGAAATACAAGAATCATGGTCCAGTGATAGTGAAATTGATGATACAGAATTAGATAATGAATCTCTCAAAATTCCCGAATTACATCACAAATATTTTAGAATATTTTCAGACGAAAAACTCAAACTCGTGCGAATGTATTCAAAACAAAAAGAGTTACGCAGACTAAAATGGTTGTATTATACAGGAAAACTTGATCAAGAAACATTAGAAAAT